CTCCCAAATCATGCCTGATACATATAAAGAATACACGTTCTCTTTTTTGAGGTACTCCCATTTTAGAAGCATCAAGAAGAAAATGCTGACAATAATAACCTGCTTCCTCAAAGTCTTTGTATATACGTCTGACATAATCAATCGCATTCCCTAAAAGAAGTCCTTTCACATTTTCAGCAATAACGACTTTAGGTTTTAAGCGTTTGGCAAGTGCAATAAAATCAAAAAAGAGCGTGTCTAAAACTTGTGTCTTTTGACCTTCCTTGAATTTCTTTTCTTTACCCCACGCATCTTCACGTAATCCCGACATGCTAAATGTACTGCAAGGTGGTGATCCGTCCAATATATCTAAATTGTACAGTTCTTCGGGAAGATTATTCCTTTTCACTAAATCACGAATATCTTCCAAGTAACTATACTGGGGATGATGGTTTGTTTCATAGCATTTCATCATTCGTGGATCAATTTCATTACAGCCAATAACATCGTAACCAGCTATTTTGTAACCCATAGTAGAGCCACCGCCACATGCAAAACAAGAAAATACCTTTCCTTTATCTTTAGTAAAAACAGCATTTTCTAAAGACCAGCGATAAGGATAGAGATGTTGGGGGGGGTAATTACATCTTTCATCATTCCACCTCCCATAATTCAGCTACTCTTTTGAATTCTTCATCAGCCGGAACCGGGCAATCTTTGATCCATTTCATATCTTTTACTTTCCATAACGAAAGGTCTGTGTTATCAGGAATATGCTTTTTAATATCAGGAAAAAGATTGAGTCGAAGAGATTTACTTTCCATAAGTTCATCTTTGTAGTCCAACAAAAAATTATTGGCCTCCAATAAACTATGAACATCATTAACAGAATGTGGAGTGTAAACAACTCCATCGAAGTATCTGATATAATCGGGGAGCATATCAGCCAGTGCCGTATATAGAAATAATTTTCCTTTATTGCCATAGGCTAATTTTTGAACGGTTTTGATACTTTCAGCCAAATTTGCCAGTTTTTCAGGAAACAAAAGTGGTTCTCCACCAGTTATCATA